CGCGTTATCGACGTTGTTCCTGAGACTGCCACTTCCGAAGGTGTTTACACCGAGTTGCTGGTGAAGATCAACACTCACCAATATAACAACACCACTGGTGTTTAAGGAGTAAACCATGGCTATTTCACGCGCACAACTGCTCAAAGAATTGCTCCCTGGCCTGAACGCTTTGTTCGGCTTGGAGTACGCTAAATACGGCGAAGAGCACAAGGAAATCTACGATACAGAGACATCTGAGCGTAGCTTTGAAGAAGAAACAAAACTGTCTGGTTTCACCGCCGCTCCTGTCAAGAACGAAGGCTCAGCCATCGCTTATGACAACGCGCAAGAAGCATGGACAGCTCGTTACAACCACGAGACTATCGCTTTGGGCTTCAGCTTGACTGAAGAAGCTATCGAAGATAACTTGTACGACAGCCTGTCTGCTCGTTACACCAAGGCTTTGGCTCGTTCTATGGCTTACACCAAGCAAGTTAAGGCTGCTGCGGTGTTGAACAACGGCTTCACATCCGGCTACAACGGCGGCGACGGCGTTCCATTGTTCAGCGCATCACATCCCTTGATCTCTGGTGGCACCAACTCCAACATTCCATCTACCGCTGCTGACTTGAACGAGACTTCCTTGGAAGCCGCCGTTATTCAGATCAGCTTGTGGACTGATGAACGTGGTCTGTTGATTGCAGCTAAGCCCAAGAAGCTCGTTGTTCCATCAAGCTTGCAATTCGTTGCAACCCGCCTGTTGGAAACAGAGTTGCGCGTTGGCACTACTGACAACGACATCAACGCATTGAAGAACAACGGTTCTGTGGCCGAAGGCTACACCGTGAACCACTTCTTGACCGACACAAACGCTTGGTTCTTGACCACAGACGTTCCAAACGGCATGAAGCACTTCGTGCGCACCCCCTTGTCTAACAGCATGGACGGTGACTTTGATACTGGTAACGTCCGTTACAAGTCTCGTGAGCGTTACAGCTTCGGCTGGTCTGACCCTCTGGGCATGTTCGGTTCTTCCGGCGCTTAATATTTCTTAGGAAATATTTGGAGAAGGGGGCTTGTGCCCCCTTTTCTTTTGTTGTATATTGCTTTTACCCGGGGTTATCCGGTGTTCTGACAGTCCCGGCTGACGACATGCAGACAGAACACCCTCACTTGCATGTAAGGACACATCATGGCAAATACCACGTTCTCCGGCCCAGTCATATCCAACAATGGCTTCATCACCGGAACAGCTTCTTCCCCCATCGTTGAGACTACCGCTACCAATGTATCAGAGTCGTACGTTACGACTTCTGCTGCTACCGGCGATACACGTCTGTCTTATCAGCGTTTGGCTTTTACGTCAACTGGTTCTGGTGAAACTTACCGGGCTTTGACTCAAGTCACAGGCGCTGGCGCAGCTACTGGCGGTACTGTTAACGGTGCTCACATTAGCTTGAGCATCAACGGCTCTGGCACTATTTCTGGCGCAGGCAACGCTCTTCGCGCTACTTTGGGTGGTACATCTACAAACCCCGGCGGCACGATTGCAGCTATTCAGGCTGACTCTAACTTTGCTTCTGGCGGCACTTGGACAAATGCTTCGTTCATCCGTTTTACAAACAGCGGCACTGGCACTGTGGCCAACTTGTTTAACATCCCCGCAGCTTTGTTTGTAACAAGCACCGCCACTATTGCTAAGACTTTGAGAGTCGTGGCATCAGACGGTACGCCTTACTTCATCATGTGCTCTAGCGCGGCTTAAGATGCAGATCACCAAGGAATTCTTGGAGACTGAGATTAGTGAACTTGAGACTGAAGCGCAGAAGGCTCAAACCTTTTTGACTCAGGCTCAAGCCACAATCCAAGCGTACAAGATGCTGATAAACAGGCTAGACGCACCAGAACCGGAGCAACAAAATGACGATGCAATATGACGTAGAGTCGTATCACAATACCGTTTCGGGTGTAGCCGTGCCTTATCGCACTCGCTTGAAGGGCGTTGTGATCTCTCCTACAACGTCTACTACATACAACATAGCTTTCGCCAATAATGTGGCCCAGTCTGGTACGTATGACATTCCCGGAACAACAACTTGTACGGTGACTATTGCGGGTCATGGGGTTGCTGCGGGTTCACGTGTGTGGCTACAGTTTGCTGATGGTGATGGCGTCAGTAACATGTATGTGGTAACAGCGGTAACAATAGATACTTTCACGGTTACAACAGGGACGTTAACCACCTCTGGTGATGTAACTGTGTATAACCAAATTTTGGTTGAGATTGATTGCTCAACTGCCACTTCGTTCTATACGTTCATTCCGGGCGAAGGTGTCTTGGCTTTAGATGGCATTTATGTGGGATTACCCGCAGCGAGTGTCGTAACCTCAACCATTTTTTATGGATAAGGGGTAAGCCATGACAATGCAGTATGACGTTAAAGCAGTCCATCAAAGTGCCTCAGGCACGGCGGTAAGTTACGCTACACGGTTAAAAGGCATTACTGTAACTTCTGGCACATCCTCGATACGTAATATGGCTGTTGCTGATCCAACAGTGAGCAAATCAGGCACATACAGCCAAACGACAACCACAATCACCGTTACCATTGCGGGGCATGGTCTGGTAAATGGGCAACGTGTGTTTTTGGATTTTACAACCGGCACATCAAGAGATGCAGTATTTGCAGTAACGGTAACAAATGCAAACGTGTTTACTGTAACTTCTACAACCGCTAGTACATCCGGCAACGTGACTATGTACACAACTTTGTTGTTGGAATTGGACACATTCAGCACGGTAGGCTTGCCAATCAGGATTCCCGGCGAAGGTATTTATTGCCCCAACGGTGTTTACGTTGGCCTTGGTAATTCTGTAACGGCGACAATTTATTATGGCTAAGTCACCAGCATGGACAAGGAAAGAAGGCAAGAACCCCGAGGGCGGCTTGAACGCCAAAGGACGGGCCTCCGCGAAGGCGCAAGGCATGAATCTGAAACGTCCACAACCCGAGGGCGGCTCACGCCGAGACTCTTTCTGCGCCCGCATGAAAGGGATGAAAGCGAAATTGACGAGCGCCGAAACCGCAAGGGATCCAGATTCGAGGATTAACAAAAGCCTACGGGCTTGGAACTGTTAAGGGGTACAAAATGGCTAAAGACAAAAACGAAGACGAAAATAAAGAGTTCTCTCGTGGCAAACGAGCATTGGGCGCAGCAATGGCTGTACCCGGTGCAATAACTGGCGCTACTCTGCTAGGCACACAACCAAATTTTCCAGTCTACGACTCGGCAAAATACGGCACCAAGTTGATGCTGGCAAAAAATAAAAGAGAAGAGCGTGAGGCCGGAGAAGAACTTGAAAGCGCAGTAAAACTTCGGCAAAGCCAAAAACGGCAGGCTGATACAGGCGAAAAAACTAACCCAATGGGCGACACGTATAAAAAAGGTGGCAAAGTTTCCAGTGCCTCCAGCCGTGCCGATGGTATTGCCCAGCGTGGTAAGACAAAAGGCCGGATGGTATGAACGAAATCCAATTAACTGACCGTGAAGAAGCCATTGCTAAAAGAGCGGCAAAACTTGCCGTTGAAGAAATGTCTGGCGAGTTCTACAAAAAGGTTGGTAAGACTGTTGTGGAAAAAGCATTGATTTGGATTGGCATGTTAGTTGTCGGTTTTGTGATCGGCAAAGGCTGGCTCGTTAAGGTTTGATATGCCAAGCGTAAGCAAGAAACAACATAATTTCATGGCAGCGGTGGCCAACAATCCATCGTTTGCTAAGAAAGCAGGCGTCCCACAGTCCGTGGGAAAAGAGTTTACAACTGCGGACAAGGGCCGCAAATTTTCAAAAGGTGGCGATATGAAATCCGAAGCAATGAAAAAAGGCGGCATGCCCATGAAAATGAAAGACGGCAAAAAAGTGCCTATCTTCATGAACAAAGGCGGTATGGCTGCATCTGCAATGGGCAAAGTTAAAACTGCTGCTCCTAGCAAAGACGGCGTTGCTACCAAAGGTAAGACCAAGGGTACGCAGGTCAAGATGGCTGGTTCTGGTGTCCCCGGTGGCATCGGTTCTAAAGTCATGAAAAATGGTGGTATGGCTAAATCCAAGAAGATGGCCTACGGCGGCAAATCTTGCTAAGGAGCTAATCATGGCTAATGAGATGGCTGGGCTTATGGATCAAATTGACAGTAGCTTTAAAAAGCGCGGTCTTGATACAACTCGTGAAGGTAATAACGTCAC